TTTGACTAATGGCGCGGCTTAGGTCTTGGCCTTTGAGCGCCGAGGGAGCCACAACCCGGAAATGGGCCGCGCCGCCATCGTCGTAGCCAGCGCCTTCGATTTGGCGGGTAACGCCGAGCACCTTCACAGTGCCGGTGAATTCTTCGCTGTCTAGGTGTTGCCAGCCGTCGGCGTACTGATTGGTTAATCGGGTGAATAGATCGGCTTTAATCATGGTTGCCCCTTATTGATCCATGCGTCGAGTAAGTCCGAGAAAATGGTCTCGTGATCTTGTGCCATTGTGTATTTTTCTCCCGGTGCGGTCTCGATCTCGAGCGGTGGAAGTGTTGCGGCGTATGCGTCAATCGAGGCGATCAATTGGTAGGGGTGCACTCTATCCGCACCACCTTGGCCGCTATTGCTTACCTCGCCGACCTTCACGCCATTGATCAAAATCGATGCGCGATAACAGGGGGTCTCCTCGCTCGCCCAATCGGCATATTTAATGTTGCTCAATTCGATTTTCATTTAATAGCCCTCCGCGTAATCTTCTAGGGAAGTCACAAGCCCGTCGAAGTCCTCCGCGGGCCCTAGTAAATCCGCGAGAGTTAAAACAGTTTTAATATCAACGCCGATATCTTCGGCAAGGGCTTGTAGATAGGCGCTGCGGTTGTCGTAGCCTTCGCTTTGGTATAAGGTCATACGGCACCCCTTCCGGTTAATTCGTTGCGTATTTCGTCAAGCTGTGCGAGCACCTTATCGCGGGATCCTTTGAAGCCCATATCTTTCAGGATGGCGTAAGCGGTGCGGCCTTTGCTGCGGCTCAAGAACCCAAGCGAGGTTTTCACCATCTCAAGCTTTAGCATTTGGCGCAGCGTGAGAAGGCGCGCGCCATCTATCAGGGCGGGAGTGTTTAATACTGTCATGTTCTTCCTTAGTAGCACCGGCAAAATCACCGGGAACGACTAATGTAGGGGTGCACTACTTGAAAGTCAAGAGGTATTTATATAGGTGTTTTCCCTAATGCCCGAAGGGCAACGGTTCAGCGGTTGCATACAGTGGATAGATGCATTAAGATCTCCCGCATGCAATCTCAAAATATACCGTCCGGCATACCCAAAGCCAAGCAACGCACAAAGCTAACCCGCGAGCAAATCAGGGAGGGGCTAAAAGCCCAACCGATGGAAGCTCTACTACTCGGCGCGGGTAACGCTAAAAAAACAACGCTAACGGCTAAACAGCAGAAATTCGCCCAAGCTCTCGCCATGGGTGAAACTAAAGCCGGGGCGTATCGGGCAGCATATGACACACACAGCAAGCCCATCATTCAAAGCCATGAAGGGCAGCGGCTAGCAAAACACCCCGCAATTGCTCTGCAAGTGGACGCGCTCAGGCTGGCCGCAGAAGCTCGGGAATACGCTACACCGCCCGCTTTGAGGGCTTTGGTATTAGAACGCCTCACTGCGCATGCGATAGATCCCGATGTAAAACCAGCGCAACGCCTGCGAGCTCTCGAGCTACTCGGCAAAGTAACGGAAGTTGCCGCCTTCACCGAGCGCCGGGAGCTTATCAAGGTCACCGACTCCGGCCAAGCCAGGACGCGATTAATTCAAACGCTCCGGGATGCCATGCGCGCCGGTGCCGTTGATGCCACAGTCTTACTCCCGCTCGTTCGTGACGATCTGGTCACGGTTGACGCAGTGCAAAGCAGCGAGCCCACAGATCCCGGCGACTCCATCGAGTGAGTGCAGCATGCGCCCAGCTGGCCGCCAAGCTTTCCCCGGCGCACGCCCCCAGTGGCCTATTGATTGGCCGGGATCGCCCACCGACACCCCCCACCCCCCTAAACAGGCCGCCATTTGTACAGCAGCTTATACATAGTATTCCACACACTAGATCGCACCTAATTTACGTTGGCACCCACAGTACTCAACTATGCTACCAAGACTTGAATTTCAACTTGTTAAATGTCAGTGTAACAGGTGTTACACTGAGAAAGTCAATGAAATCAATGACTTAGGGGGGGGGTGGGGTATATTTTTTTTGGAAATGAGTAACAGAGTGACTCACAGGAAGACCCCCCGGGTATGTTGTTGAAAAAAAAGTGGGGGGGTATATAATGGAAAAAATCGGAGTACAAGATGACACCTGCACAGAAAGAAATTTTTTTAGTCGTAGTTGAGTGGTGGAAGATGTATGGCTATGGCCCCTCTATAGATGATGTCATGAGAATGACGGGAGAGAAGAGCCGTGGGAACGTGAATCGCAAGATGTGGAAGTTGGTGGATTTGGGATTGTGTAAAGGATTCAAAGGTCGGCCTCGGTCTATTCGTCCTTCTGACTTACGGGTACGGGATATCCAATGAGAGATTTGGAAGGCTTGTCGGATGATGAGCTGTTTGCTCTGTTGCAGGCTTTGCCTGACGAGGATTTACTGAAGGTTCTTGAGAGTCTACCTATGGGACAGGGTGATCATCTTGGGATGATGGCTGATGATTACCTTTCGTCTATGAAGAGGGAGCAAGCTCAGAAGTCTTTTATGCCGTTTGTTAAGGTGATGTGGCCGACTTTTATCGCGGGGCGGCATCATGCGATTATGGCCCGGGCTTTTGAGAGAGTGGCTAGTGGGGAGTTGAAGAGGCTGATCATTAACATGCCGCCTCGGCATACGAAGAGTGAGTTTGCTTCCTATCTGTTACCGGCTTGGTTTTTGGGTCAGTATCCCGGGAAAAAGATTATTCAGTCCTCCAATACAGCCGAGCTCGCGGTTGGTTTTGGCCGTAAGGTTAGGAACTTGGTGGACGGGGATGTGTTTTCTCAGGTTTTTCCTAATGTAAGTTTGAGACACGACAGTAAGGCAGCTGGCCGCTGGTCTACGAATTCATCGGGTGAGTATTTTGCGATCGGTGTAGACGGAACGGTGACGGGTAAGGGTGCGGATCTGTTAATCATTGACGATCCACACTCTGAGCAGGAGGCTAAATTAGCCGAAAACGACCCTGCGGTATTTGATAAAGTTTATGAGTGGTACACCTCCGGCCCACGGCAGCGTTTGCAACCGGGTGGGGCGATCGTGATCGTTATGACACGCTGGTCTAAGCGGGATTTGACGGGTCAAGTGTTAAAAGCAAGCGCCCAGAGGTCTGGTGAAGAGTGGGAGGTGATTGAATTTCCTGCAATTTTGCCGTCTGGCAACGCTATGTGGCCGGAATTCTGGGATGTAAAAGAGCTCGAGGCTCTCCGGGCTGAATTACCGTCTAGTAAATGGCAAGCGCAGTACATGCAGCAGCCCACATCTGATGTTTCTGCAATTATTAAGCGTGAATGGTGGAAGATTTGGGAAGAAGACAACCCTCCTAGCTGTGAATTTATCATCCAATCATGGGATACGGCATTTTTGAAGACGGAACGGTCTGACTTTTCGGCCTGTACGACGTGGGGTGTGTTTTATCAAGACGATGACAAGGGTGTCCACCGGGCTAATATCATTTTACTCAACGCTTTTAAGAAGCGGATGGAGTTCCCGGAACTTAAGCAGAGAGCTTTTCAAGAATTTAACGAATGGGAGGTTGACTCTTTGATCGTTGAGGCCAAAGCGTCCGGATCTCCGTTAATCTTTGAGTTAAGACAGATGGGGATTCCTGTTCAAGAATACACACCCACCAAAGGAAATGACAAAATAGCCCGTCTCAATGCATGCGCTGACATGTTTGCATCCGGCCATGTATGGGTGCCTAATACACATTGGGCGGAAGAGTTAATTGAAGAAGTTGCGAGCTTTCCTTCCGGAGAGCACGACGATTTGGTAGACTCCATGAGCCAAGCACTGCTGCGTTATAGGCGCGGCGGGTTTATTCGGCTGGAATCTGACGAAGAAAGAGATGAGCTTTATTTCAGAAGAAACCGCCGCGAGCGATACTACACCGTTTAAAGGAAAGTTATGGCAATCAGCAAAGGTCTTTACGCCGCCCCAGAAGGTCTGGATTTAATAGACAACACCGTACCGGAAATCGAAATCGAAATTGAAGATCCGGAATCGGTGACCATAGGAATTGGCGGGATGGAGATTGACCTCATCCCATCTAAAGAAGGTGAAGAAGAGTTCGACGAGAACCTTGCCGAGTTCATGGACAGTGGAGACTTGGAGTCTCTTGGGTCTGAACTGATTGCTGATTTTGAAAAAGACCAGCGCGATCGCAAAGAATGGGTTCAGACTTATGTCGATGGACTCAAGCTTCTCGGATTAAAGTATGAAGAGCGTACCGAGCCGTGGCTTGGTGCCTGTGGTGTCTTCCATCCCATGTTGACTGAATCCGTTGTGCGCTTCCAAGCGGAAGGCATTATGGAAACATTCCCTGCCGCTGGCCCAGTGAAGACTCAGATCATTGGAAAAGACACTCCAGAAAAAGAAGAGGCAGCCCTGCGCGTTCAGGCTGACATGAACTACCAGTTAACTGACGTGATGACGGAGTACCGCCCTGAGCATGAAAAGATGTTGTGGTCGTTGCCCATCACGGGAAGCGCGTTCAAGAAGGTGTACTACGATCCATCAAAGGGTCGTCAAGTCGCGGTGTTTATACCCGCTGAAGACATCGTGGTTCCTTATGGTGCCAAGGATATCGAGAGCTCAGAACGTGTGACTCACGTCATGCGTAAAACCGAGAATGAATTAATCCGTCTTCAACAGGCTGGGTTCTATCGGGATGTAGAGCTCGGTGAACCCTCAGTAGAGTTGGATGACATCGAGCAGCAAAAAGCCAAAGAAGGCGGAATGTCTGCAATCCAAGACGATCGCTATCGACTGCTTGAGATGCACGTTGACCTCGACCTTAAAGGATATGAGGACAAAGATAAAGATGGCGAGCCCACAGGTATTGCGCTTCCATACGTGGTAACAGTTGAAAAGGGCAGCGGAGAGGTTATGGCTATCCGCCGTAACTGGTACGAAGG